TTGTTCTTTTGAAAAGAAACCTTCGGGCGACATATATAAAAAGACAGAGGCAGCTGCCGTTCGTCAATCAGTAAAGAACTTATTGATGACTAACTACGGTTCCGTGCCATTCCGACCTCTTCTCGGTGCTAACCTAGGAGATCTTCTGTTTAACCTGTCGACCAACTTAGAAAGTGAAGACGTACGTATTGCCATACGAGAAACTTTACGAGATCACGAACCTAGAGTTAGAGTAAAAAAGGTTGACGTGGATATTAAAGACGAATATAATAGTGTTAGTATACAAGTGACTTTTGAAGTAATTAGTACATCAGTGACTGACTCTGTGAACGTGAACATCGCGAGGATACGATAAATGACAATAAAAACTTCTGATCTAGATTTTGCAAACATTAAACAAAGTCTAATAGAACACTTTCAACAGAGTGACGATTTCAACGATTACGATTTTGATGGTAGTGGACTCTCTAGTCTCCTAGATGTACTTGCGTACAATACACACATCAATGGATTGACAGCCAACATGGCGATCAATGAATCCTTTCTGTCTTCATCTCAGATAAGATCTTCAGTACTTGCTCACGCCGAGGCGTTGGGGTACACTACGAAGTCTCGTACAGGTTCAACTGCTCTAGTTAATTTAACTATCGATGCACTACCCCTCGAAGATGTTTTGACAATACCTTTGTACCACAGACTCTCAGCAGACGTTGACGAAGTAGCCTTCACCTTCTCTACTCAGGAACAGTATACCGCATACAAAGAAAATGACCAGTTCTTTTTCGAAAATGTTCGGATTCATGAGGGTGCTACTAAATCAAACACCTTTATCGTATCTGACGAAGACTCTGCATATGTGATAGCAGATAAGAACATAGATACGTCTACCATGCTCGTTAAGGTATTCGAGAACTTCAACACGACATCTTACACCACATACATCAATATCGAAAGTTCGGTTACTATCGGTGACGAGTCTAGAGTGTACATTGTAAAGGAAGTCTCGAATGGTTATTTCGAAATCTTCTTCAGTGATGGTAACGTATTGGGTACGACTCCTGCGGTAGGTAATAAGGTTCAGGTAGAATATTTACAGACCCGTGGCCCAGAGTCTAACGGTGCTACTCTATTCTCCGCTGAATTCTTGAATGGAAGACCAATTACTGTCGAAACTGTATCTAAGTCGTCAGGAGGTTCCGAGAGAGAATCCCTATCTCAGATAAAGAAGAATGCTCCTAGAGCATACACTGCACAGCAGAGACTCGTCACTGCGGCAGATTACGAGAATTTGATTAAGAGTAAGTTTTCAGAATATATAAACGACGTTGTTGCATGGGGTGGACACGATAATATACCACCTGAGTTCGGTAAAGTCTTTGTTAGTCTAAACTTCAATGAGGGTACTGACGAACAGAAGAAAACAGCGACCGAGACTCTTATCCAAGATAATCTGACCTCTAACCTCGCTATTATGTCAATCGATACCAAATTCGTTGACCCACAAGAGACGTTCCTCGAACTAACGTGTAGATTCAACCTAGACCCTACTAAGTCAGAGACCCCTGAGGCTATGCAGGTAGCGGTGAAGAATATCATCAAGACACACTTCAATTCCTCACTAGAGACCTTCGACGCAGTCTTCCGTAGATCCAATCTATTGAAAGATATCGACGATCTGAGTTCTGCTATACTGAACTCTCGTTTGGACGTTGTAGGTCAACAGAGAGTATTGATAGAAAATAATAACCAAAGGGACTATACAATAAATTTCCCTTATGCGATTGCTGCTCCGGACAAAGACGACTATACTGTAAAGACCTCTATATTCAAATATCAGGGTCAGGATGTGTATATCAAGAATGTTCTTGGGTCAAACCGACTACAGATATTCGACCTAAGTAATGTTGTTAGAGAGAGAAACATAGGATGTTATGAACCCGCGACAGGAGAGGTTTTCTTCACGGCACTTTCAGTAGACACTCTGAACCCCATTACATTGAAAGTATCTGTGACTCCTGCTAATACTAGTACAGTACGTCCACTAAGAAATTATATCATCATGTTGGACGAAGACGCATTATCAGCCAATGCAGTAATTGACACTCAGTCTACCAGAGTATTATTGTAAAATGTATAATATAGAAATCAACCCTAAGAGGAATAAGATATCCTTCCACAATTCTAAAGTTGTTGAAGCGTTACCTGATTTCTATGATACCGAGTATCCATTATTCATTAAGTTCTTAGAGACTTACTATGACTATATGGATGGTGATGCCGATGGGTCTTTTTCTAGAGTTATACGTGACCTATTCCACGGACGAGATATCTCCGCGTTAACATCTACAGTAGACGATCAAGGGAATCCCGTATATAACGACTTCCTCGATCTGTTGTTCGATGAGATAGGTGATGGATTAAATTCGTCATCCTTCCATGACAACCCAAGAATGATGGCTCGGTTAATCTCTGACTTCTATCGTTCTAAAGGTACACAGATATCTGCTGAACAGTTCTTCAAAGCATTCTTCAATGAAGATGTCGAAGTAACGTATCCAAAGAGAAACATCTTCATACTGAATGACCAACCCGGCGGTTCCTTAATTGGGCCCGAGTCGTTGAAGTACATTCAAGATGATAAGAGATACCAGATATTCTCGGTTCTTTTGAAAACAGGTCTATCGTTCAGTGACTACGAAGACTTGTATAAGAGAATGGTACATCCTGCTGGATTCTACCTATCGGCAGACGTAGTTATCAATGGTCACGCTATAATGGGTGTACGTGCAGGTCTACCTACAGATCCACTCGCTCCCGCTGAATACCCAATGCAACTTGTCAGTCAGTCGTCAGGTGCAAACGTTGTTCCAGAGTTCAACTTATTGAACATGTCACATCCATCAGGGGCAGGTGGTATATCTCAGTTCAACTTACTGACTGCGTCAGATCCAGTTGACAGTCAATTACTGATCAGTTCTATGAAGATACTCGATCAGTATCATGATATGTCTCTAAGTAGATTGCAAGAGATCCACGGAACTATTGCTGAGTGGGGATCACCGAATTCGGTCACTATGGACGACCAAAACATTCTCATGTCAGATACCGCTTATTGTAAAGATGCTGATGAAGCAGAAGATACACTACCATGAAATTAAACAAACATAACAGAAATTTAGGGAAGTATAATGACTAGACAAATCATAGGATTAGGTGCTGCTGCCAACAATAATAGTGGTGATACCCTACGAGCAGCTGGTAATAAGATCAATGATAATTTCAATGAAATCTATGCCCTACTTGAACTTACAGGTACAGATGGGACTGGAGTAACTCTTGCAGACTTAGAGTCTCTTATTGGTACATCGGTAGATAGCGCCCTAGGTTCTAGTAACTTGACTGGTGACCTCGCAACACTTGTTGAGACCAACCAAGCAGACATTACGTATATCTTATCACAACTTACCACTGTTCAAGGATTGATTGATAGTGATACAGATGCGAGTGCCACAGCACGTGCAGATTTGTTAACCTATATCGATGTTAATGGAATCGACATCACGGTACTTTCTCAAGACATCGTAGACCTTAAAGTAACTCTAGAGAATAGTATTGCCGCTGCAAACAGTACTCTAACTGCACGTATCGACCAAACTGACAGTTCACTCACTGTACTTGCATCTGATGTAACTACCTTGCAAGTACAAACATCGACCGACATTGGTGATGCAGTGTCTACCGCAACAAGTTCATTGACCGCAATGATTGTTGCTACCGATTCGTCTCTAACGGCCTTAGCATCTGATGTAACTGCATTGCAAGTACAAACATCAACGGACATTGGTGATGCAGTAGCAACTGCAACAAGTTCATTGACTACACGTATTGATGCAACCGACTCTTCGTTGACCTCATTGGCATCTGATGTAACTGCATTGGAAGTCCAAGTGGAAACTAACATCGGAGCCGCAGTAGCAACTGCAACAAGTTCATTGACTACACGTATTGATGCAACTGATTCATCGTTGACCGCAATATCAACTGATTTGACCACGTTGAATTCTGCACTAGAGGTTCTTGACAGCGACCTATTAGCATCTATTTCTGCTAACACTCTTGCAGCAACCGCAAACTCTACTGCTGTTCAAAGTTTAACTACTCGTGTTAATGCTGACAGTAACGGACTATCGTCTCTTTCTGAGGAAGTTACTCAGTTAACCTCTGATCTAGAATTAATAGACTCTGCCTTCATCACATCGATTAATGCGGATGCACTTCAGTCACTGACGACTCTTGTTGGAGCTAACTCTGATGAGATATATTCGTTGTCTGAGTCCATCACTAATCTGAGTTCGACTCTTAATATCTTAGATAGTGCTTCGATACTGTCCATAGCGTCTACTGCTGACGAATCCCTCTCTACTTCAATATCAAAAACAGAAAGTGACCTAAGTGCAATCTCTACTAAAGTTACCAACCTTCAGAACTCTCTTATAGATAGTGCGACAGGTATTGCTCTTACTGGTAGCGCACTGGCAAGCTTAACATCTTCAGTCTTTGATTCTGCAAATGGTCTTGCATCATTGAATAGCGACTTCACTGCACTTGAAGGTCGACTTACTGATAGTGTAACAGGAACAGTAGTGTCGGCATCTGCCCAGCATCTCATGAGAGCGGACATCAATGCTAATTCAGACACTTCCAGTTCGATATCACAGAGTATCACTGATCTTACAAATTCTCTGAAGGATAGTCCAGAAGGAACTCTGATTAGTGCTAGTGCGATATCTAGTTTAACATCTTCAGTCTTTGATTCTGCAAATGGTCTTGCATCATTGAATAGCGACTTCACCGAATTAAAGGGATCTCT